GGAAGCCTTAGCAGAATAGTCTGGGAGGTAGCCTTGGCAACAGGGTTACCACCAGACGTTTTTGAGACAGCAGAGGACATTTTAACCGTGATCGAGATTTTGGAAAGGCGCGCAAATGGCTAAGGAAGCAATTAGTTATGACAAGGCTGAGCTGCGCGCAATCATTAAATCTTTTAAGGCAATGGACGAGGAAGCACTAGCGCAAGCCAAAGAAGCGACAAGCGAATTGGCAGAGTACGTCAAAGGTCAGATCGTGACTGCTGCTGCCTCGCGCACACGCAATCGCCTAGATAACAGAGTTGCAGAAGGTGCAAAGGTTTCCAAGTCGTCAAAGATCGGTGAGATTAGTTTTGGTTTTGCTGGACAAAAGTTAAGCGGCGGCGGCACAACACAGCAGCTATGGGGCGGTGTTGAGTTTGGCTCAAATAAGTATAAGCAATTCCCAGTGTGGTCAGGTCGTGAGGGTCGAGGTTCACGCGGTTGGTTTATTTACCCAACACTGCGTGCAGCACAACCTGAGATCATCAAAAAGTGGGAACAAAGTTTCTCAAAAATAGTTAGGAAGTATGACTAATGGCTGGCAGTCGTACCCTTAAACTTTCGATACTTGGCGACGTTGACAATCTCAACAAATCGCTTAAAACAGCTACAGGCGACGTCGACTCATTTGGCGACAGGGTTGGCAAGGCTGGCATAGCAATTGGGAAAGCATTTGCCGCAGCTGCTGCCGCTGCTGGTGCAGCCGCGATCGCTATTGGCATTGACAGCGTTAAAGCTGCAATAGCAGACGAAAAGGCACAGACGCAGCTTGCGCTTGCTTTAGAAAATGCGACTGGTGCAACAAAAGGTCAAATTGCTGCTACCGAGCAAGCAATCTTGCAAATGTCATTGGCAACAGGTGTTGCAGATGATGAGCTACGACCTGCACTAAGTCGCTTGGTTAGATCAACAGGCGACACAACAAAGGCGCAAGATTTACTGGCTACAGCTTTAGACATTGCAGCAGCTACAGGCAAGCCAGTCGAGGCGGTAGCAAATAGCCTTGCAAAAGCCTATGACGGCAATACAACGGCACTTGGCAAACTAGGCGTCGGATTAGATGCAGCAGAGCTTAAATCTATGTCATTTGAGCAAGTTCAAGGCAGACTAACAGATTTGTTTGGCGGCGCAGCTGCTGCAAACGCTGGCACTTACGCAGGGCAGATCGCACGCGTGCAGGTTGCGTTTAATGAAGCAAAAGAGGCAGTAGGCACAGCTTTACTACCAATCCTTGACAAACTGTTAAAGTTTATTAACGAAAATGCACTGCCTGCAATTAACGCATTTAGCGGCGCATTTAGTCTTACAAAGGGCGACGGCTTTGGCAAAATTATTAGCGACGTTGCCGGTGTAATTAAAGATTTAGTAACACCAATTTTTAATGCAATGAAGTCAACCTTTGATAAAGTCAAAGCAACACTTATTGAAAACAAAGACGAGTTTCAAGCCTTTTTTGACGTGGTCAAATTTGCTGCACCCATTATCGGCAAAGTCATTGGTACAGCATTTGGTTTAATCGGTGACGTTGCAAACGTTGTCCTAAACATTATGGCAAACGTTGTAGGTGCATTAAAGGGTTTAATTAACACTGCCATTGACTTGATCAACATTGCAATCAAGGGTTTTAATCTAATTAAGCCAGGTGCAGACATTGCGCCAATTAACAAAATTGGCAGTGGGTCTACCTCAACTGGTGCGCTTGGCAATTTCAGCATGTCGACAGGTTCGCTTTCATCAACACCAACGGTAACCGTGCCAACTGGTATTACTGGAGGCGGTGGCACAGGCGGTGGCACAGGCGGTGGAGGTATTGCAACAGCAGCTGCCGTGGCTGCAACCGCAGCAAGCAACGTTGTTTCAGGCTCATTCAACGCTGGTCGTTTTCGTCAGGGCGAGGCAGCAAGCATGGGCACAACGATCAACCTCAGCGTCACAGGTGCGTTTGACAAAGAGGGCACAGCACGCACAATTGTTGACACATTAAATAACAGCTTCTATCGCGGCACAGGCGGCGCAACTAACCTGCAACTAGCATGACGCAATGGTCGCCAGTCTGGAAAGTAGAGATCGACGGCGTTGCATACACAACCGCTGTTTTGGCTAACCTAACAATCCGATCAGGTCGCACAAACATTTATGAGCAGGCACAAGCAGGGTACGTCAACCTAGAGCTGCTCGACGTGAACGAGGCAATTGTGCCTGTCAACATCAACAGCACAATAAGCGTGTCAATCAAAGACACAGCAGGCGTCTTTGTGCCTATCTTTGGTGGCAACGTTGTAGACATTAGCCTTAGCGTGCGCGACGTCGGTAGCACAATGTTTACACAGACCTATGGCATCACAGCACTTGGTGCATTGGCACGTTTGCCAAAAGCCTTGACTAACGGCGTATTAAGTAGAGACTTCGACGGCGATCAAATCTATGCAATTTTGTCACAAGTTTTGTTTGGCACTTGGGCATCAGTGCCAGGTGCATTGACTTGGGCGACTTATGAGGCAGGGGTTACTTGGGCAAATGCCGAGAATAACGGTTTGGGCGAAATAGATCAGCCAGGCAATTATGACCTTGCAGCTAGATCGTCAAGCCGTACAGACGTTTACAGCCTGGTATCGGCATTGGCAACGTCTGGTCTTGGCTACATTTACGAGGACGCACAAGGGCGCATTGGTTACGCCGACAGCACACACCGCACGACTTATCTAGCAGCTAATGGCTATGTTGATCTTGACGCAAACCATGCAAGGGCAGCAGGTTTGCAAATACAAACGCGTGTAGGCGACGTACGCAATAGCCTAGCCATTAAGTATGGCAACAATAGCCAACATGAAGTCACAGACAGTGACGCAGCTTCTATTGCTGAGTATGGCGAGCTTGCACAGATTATTACTACGACTTTGCACGACAGCGCAGACGCCACGGCACAAGCTGCCTTTTACTTGTCCCTGCGCAAGCAACCACAGCCTATTTTTAGCGAGATTACTTTTGACCTGACAAACCCAGAAATAGACAACTCAGATCGAGACAACCTACTTAATTGTTTTATGGGTGAGGCAATAGCACTTAACAACCTGCCGCTTAACATGAGCAGCGGCGCGTTTCAAGGCTTTGTGGAAGGCTGGTCGTTTCAGGCGTCTTATAACCGTTTGTCAATAACCTTGCTGTTGTCACCATTGGCATACAGCTTGCAGGCAATGAAATACAGCGACGTACCGATCACTGAGGCATACAACAGCGTGTCGCCGACCCTACAATGGCAGTATGCGACAATAGTCGCTTAGACAAGGAGACAAAGTGGCAAATCCAACAACCAATTATAGTTTTGTTTTACCTACGTCGAGTGATCTGGTTACGGACTTACCAGCTGACTTTGACGTTGCATTGCAGGGTGTTGACACACGGCTGAAGGCATTGCAACCAGGCACGACGCTTGGCGATCTTGCTTATTCATCAGCAACTGCAAACACAAACACGCGTTTAGGAATTGGAAGTACAGGAAATGTCCTTACAGTTACAGGCGGTGTTCCCGTTTGGGCAGCACCTGCGGGTGGTGGAAAAAATTATTCATTACTTAATTCTGGTGGCACTGCTTTGAGTGGTGCATCCACAACAGTCAGTGGCATTTCAGGTAAAGATAGTCTTATCATTTTAGTTGTAAAAGCAGAAAGTGATGATACAAGTGCTTTTGTTACTTTAAGATTTAACAGCAACAGTTCATCAGTTTATGGCGCAGCTGGACCCCGTTATACTATTGGTTCTACTTATAGCGCAGCTAATTACAATGACATAGGCACTATTGCTACAACGAGTATAGGTCTTGGTGGTTTTAGCTCAGACGCAGCTAGTGTTTTTTCTAGTGGAACTATCGTAGATGGTTGCAACTCTGCTGGAGTAAAAGTTTTTTCAAGTCTTGGAAGCGGTGATGCTGGTTCTGGAAATGGACAACAGGCAAGAATTGTAAACGGTATTTTTGACTCATCTGCCACAATTAGTTCTGTGACAGTATTAACGAATACTGGTACTTTTAACGGTGGAACAATGTACATCTATGGTAGTGCTTAAGGAGCAATTATGAAAATTATTGAAAAAGAATTCAATTTGCAAACAAACGAAGAAATAATTATCGAACGCGAAGAAACTGCCGCTGAAACCAAAGCGCGTTTAGATTATAAAAAAGCAAATGAAGCAGCACTTGCAGCCGCAGAAATTAAAGCAACCGAAAAAGCTGCATTGCTTGCCAAATTGGGCATTACTTATGACGAAGTAAAATTGTTGTTGTCGTGATTTATCCAGACGGTACAAATGCACGGCTGATCGAAGTCGCAGCAGCTGAGGTTGGCACAATTGAGGAAAGCGACAACCTTACAAAGTACGGCAAATTTACTGGCTTTGACGGTCAACCGTGGTGTGGCAGTTTTGTTAATTGGTGTGCAAATCAAGCTGGTGTCAAAATGCACAGCGTCGTCAGCACAGCTGTTGGTGCGCATAAATTTAAGGAAACTAGCCGCTGGTCAAATTTGCCAAGTCTTGGCGCATTGGCGTTCATGGACTTTCCACATGACGGCGTAGATCGTATAAGTCACGTTGGCATTGTTATTGCATTTGAGCATGGCAGCGACGTCGTTACCTGTATTGAGGGCAACACATCTGGTACAGGTGACCAACGCAATGGCGGCATGGTAATGATTAAGCAACGATCATTGAAGCGCGACATTGTAGGTTTTGGTGTACCAAAATTTGTACCATACAAAGGCGACTACCCAGTCATTGCTACAAATGTAGCTGAGACAAAAAAGGAGAAAAAATGGACAAAGCCAAAGTCAAAGAAGCTGCCGCCAGCTATGCTCGATCGTTCATAGCGGCAATGCTTGCCCTATACATGGCAGGAATTCAAGACCCAAAGGTTTTGCTGCATGCAGGTATTGCAGCTGTTGCACCCGTTCTTTTGCGTGCAATAAATCCTAAAGACAAAAGTTTTGGGGTCACTGGGGAATGACCACTAACGAGTGGGCAGCGGTAGCAGGCGTTATTCTTTCGCTTGCTGCTGCTGTCTACGGTTCGGTGCGCGTTATGGTTAGTGCAATAATGCGTGAGTTTTCTCCTAATGGTGGGTCGAGCCTTAAAGATCAGGTCAACAGAATTGAGGACAGGCTAGAGTGGCTTGTCCAGAAAATGATTGACTAGCCTTTAGACTTATGCTATGGCAGCCAAACGTCAAACACGCAAGCGCGTAGTTACAGTCAAAGAGGATAACTATTCTGCGCTTGAAATGTATGCCATTGCACTTAACGAGTATTACAAAGCATTGCGTAAAGCTGGTTTTAGCGTAGAGCTTGCACTTGGCATTTTAAGTGACAAAGACGCTTACCCTGGCTGGCTTTTGCCAGAGCCAGTCGACCCGAACAAAATTGGCTCGATCGATTATGACGACGAGGACGACGACTAATGCGCAAAATCGTCGTTGTGTCAGATCTCCAAGTGCCTTTTGAGGACGTCAGAGCGACAAAGAATTTAGCGGCATTTATTAAGCGTTTTAAGCCAGATGAAGTCATCACAATTGGCGACGAAATAGATTTTAATACGATTAGCAAATGGTCGCGTGGTTTGTCTGAGGAACATGAGCCGACTATTGGCAAAGATCGTGACCGCTGCGTAGAGCTGTTATGGGAATTAACCAGGTATGTGCCAAAGGCAAGCATGGTCAGGTCAAATCACACAGACCGATTGTTTAACAGCATTGCCACCCGTTTACCTGCATTACTAGGTGCGCCAGAGCTGCGGTATGAAAATTTTATGAAGCTGGACGAGTTAGGAATTGACTTTTACCGAAAGCCTTATGCCATTGAGGGTACGAACTGGATAGCCATTCACGGCGACGAGCAGGGCACTACGCCCAATGCTGGTGCATCTGCCTTACGCGCAGCTAGGTTGCACGGCAAATCGGTCGTACAGGGTCACACACACCGTTTAGGCATAAGCACATTTACAGAGTCAAGCGGTTACAAAATTGGCAGGACATTGTGGGGCATGGAGGTTGGCAACCTTATGCGTTTTTCAGCTGCAAAGTACACAAAAGGCACAGCCAATTGGACACAAGGCTTTGGCATCTTACGCATTGAGGGCGCAAAGGTCAGTCCACAGATCGTGCCTATTGAGCGCGACGGTTCATTTATTGTGGACGGCAAGGTTTACGGATAGCAAAGGTTATGGACGATTTGCTCATTGACGTTCGCCGCACAATTGACGACTCAGTAGACGAGGCAGAATTGTTGTCATTTTTGGCTAGGCGACACGCCGCATAACACGCGCAATACTTGATTTTGTCAGTCTCATGCTTCACCCTGTATTTAGGTGGTAGCCGTTACCAACCTAGATCGGGAGAAAAAAATGGTCTTAGACCTAACACAGCTAGAGTCATGGTGGCGTTTATTCTTTTTAAGCGTCTGGACAATTACAACAATTGCACTTGGTTATTCAATTGGCTTTAAGGAAGGTCGCCGAGAAGGCGTCGTCCGTGGCAAAGCAATTGGTCGTCACGCAGCTAATGCGGTGCGCAAATGACTGAGTTAGCACATCTAATCAAGATCGCAATGACAACATCACGTGGCTGCTGTCACGAGCCACAAGGTCAAACGTGCGCTGATTGCATGTCACAACACATTGCCGACGTAGTAGCAAATGACAGGGAGAACAGCTAATGGCGTTTTTAGATAACTATGAAGGCAACAAAGAGCGCACAGATCGCTGGATTGCAACATACCCAGATGGCAGATTGCAAGCACAAATTGTTGAGTTTGATGCAGAGAAAGGTTACCTTTTGGTACAAGCTAATGGGTGGCGTAATCAAACCGAAATTGAGCCAGCAGGCACTGACTACGCTTATGGTTATTTAGCTGCATACAACCCAAACATGAAACGTTGGTTTGTAGAGGACACAGTTACCTCAGCACTAATGCGTGTCATGGCTTTAGTCATGGGAGGCACAGAAAAAGCAACTCGGGAGACAATGGAACAGGTAGAAAAGTTAACAACAAAAGTCGCAACAGCTGACATCAAGGTTGATTACGACTATTGGACAACAAAGCACGGCGACGTGCCTAGTTTTGCTACAGCAGCAGAGGCAGAGCAGGCAGGTGTTGCCTCATTTGGTTCGTCAATCAACGAGATCGCAGAGCAGCTTGGTGGTCAACTAGTAGATGAAAAGCCACGTTGTCCTCATGGCACACGCGTTTGGAAAACGGGCGAGTCAGCAAAGACTGGCAAAGCCTGGGGCGGTTTCTTTTGTACCGAGAAGGCAAAGGCAAGTCAGTGTGAACCAGTGTGGTACCAGTTAGGTGCCACTGGTCAATGGGTTGTCCGTCTTGGGTGAGTATGTAGAGCTGATCAACCCAAACACAATGACCTGCCGTTTGCTCAAAAACGGTGTTGTTGTAGCAATTTACAAAATGAGCCAATGTGACAAATGCTCAATGCTGTCAAAGCATGACGACTTTGGCTATCAAAAAGGTTATGACAACCGCGACAACATCATTTGGTTTTGCGGTGGTTGCAGATGAAAATGAAGTTAACAACAAATGAACTATGTCTGTGCATGGTAGCTGCGGTAAAGATCACCAGCGACAAAGGTCAATTGCCACTTGTTTATCATGTGCAGTCATTTCATCTGTACCTAGCCGAGATCGCTGAGTCAATTGGTGCTGAATGGGTTGTGGCAAAATACTTTGATTTGCCGTTTGACCCATTTGTGGACAAGGGCAAGCACACAGCTGATGTAGGCAAAGGCATTGAGGTCAAGTGGACTAAGTACGATCAAGGGCAGCTCATTGTTTACGAGTACGACAGACCAACAGACTTTGACGAGCTAGTAACTGGTGATGCACCTAACTATGACATTATAGGGTGCGTACGAGTTGAAGTCTGTCC